ATAGAAAAACCAGCTGGGTTAGAGCTGGTTGTATATGTCGTAGTAGTGCCACTAACTGTAATGTCAACCCTGATTTCGCTTACATCTAGATAAGAGAAAGTAAAAGAGGCTTGATTATTAGCGGCAATGGCAGATCCTAAATAATTACTTTCTGCGTATGTCATTGTTTGTCAGGGCGATCTTTGCGTAGTTTTTGGGTAAGTTGTTCACGAACAGCTTGTCGTTTAGTTTCCAATTCTGCAGTACGTTTTTCATCACCACGAGTTGTGGCCGCATCACGTGTTTTAGTGAGACGTTTCAAAATGCCATATTCGTCATAACGTTTCTCAAGTTGGAACCAAGCTCGATCAAAAGCTTCACGATGAATTTCATCCAACCTCATATGCAGTTTTGTTTTACTAAGTTTGATAGAGTCAAAATCAGCACCACTACGACGTAGTGCATCAACAGTTTTATTAAAAGGATCCATATAACGAGGGTCCTCTAAAAGTTGAGCAATTTGTGCTGCTAGCGGTTCGTTATCAGCAATGTAGTTTTGGATAAATGCTTTTTCAACTGATGTAATATTTTCTGTAGTGCCAGGGATTTTATAGAACTGTTGAAGGTTCGTCCAATTAGTATTTTTTAGTTTAATCCTCCAGTCTTCTACAGAAGGGTTCATCTTGAAGAATGGATTGTAACGATTTAAGGTTGCAATAAGTGGCGTTTCCATCCGTACACGCTCACCGCTGTAAATATCACGAAGATCAGGCAGGTCACTTCCAAAAAGAAACTTATTTTTGTTCTTTAGATAATCACCGATTGACTCCTCTACAACCTTGAGACCAGGATCAACAGCATCACTCATCATGGTACGAAGCCCAGCTCCAAGAACAGGAATATGTGCATTGATTTCATTAGCAATTAGTCGTTTCCAAGCAGACGAATCACCATTCATAAGCTTAACAACGGGCTCAAGTTGAGTTAAGAATGTTTGACTAGCTGGACCCATAGAAATAGCAAAAGCAGTAATTTTTAAAAACTCCTCCATATCTACAGGTTCAATTTTGTCGTGATTTTGTGCCAGAGTGCCCACGATTGTGAACATCTGAGAGATAGGTCCAAAACCACGGTAATCAATCCCAAACAGCTGATAATTATCATCAGTGCCCATCAAAATACGTTTTCGCTGCACATTAGCGTCATGGTTACCAGCACCTGTAAGTTGACCATTTACAGCCAACATACCGCCGAGAGTTAGTAAGCCACCACCAATCATTTGGCGACCAACATACTCAGACTTCAGTGCCTTGAACATAGTCTCAGAATATTCACTATAACCAAACTCCTTAAGAACATCAGTCATTTGCTCTTTAGTCGTAGCGTGCATCAAACGTGAAACCTTACTTACATCTTTAAAAATACCGACTTTTGGTTTAGGAATAAAGCTCCAGTCAAGGCTAAGAGCATTAGCACCTGTACGTGGAAAACGCATAAAGGTGTGCAGAACAGGGATACGTTCAATAGCACCACCCAAAGCGGATGCTAATTTATTATCTAAACTTAAAGCTAGTTCTTTTGATTGAAAGATAACAGCTTCATCACGAAGCTGACCCTTTAGCTTTCCTTGAGTATGAAATAGTTTTTCATATTCAACTTTTTGCAATTCATCCAATTTAGAAGAAAAATCAGCTGAATTTTTGAAACCTTGTTCAACTAAAGTATCATAAGCAATTCCGCGTGCATGTGCAGTAGCAAGCATTGATTGAAGAAATCCATCCAATGCATACATGGCATTCACACCATACTTCATGTATTTAGAATTATTAAATCCATACATCCATTTACTAGCATTCCACATTAAGTACTTGCCGTACTCAGCAGTTCCAGGACCCTGTTTTTTCCATGCTTCAGCAAGCATATCCATCGCTTCAAAATTATCAAACTGTTTTTGCTGAAAGTCAGGCCGTGTCAGATGATGAATAGGATTATTCTGTGCATAACGCCAGTTATCAACAAAATATTTAGAGGCAGTACTCATAGCATCAGAAAAACCAGCGTATTGATGCCAAGCACGTTGCATACCGTCAACATCAAAGTCACGAGCTGCTCCTAAGAAAACAGAAGAAGGTTTAAGCAAAAGACCACTGATATTTCCTTTGGCAGCGTTAAAGGCAGCCTTTCCGCTTAAAATGGAGTTGTAGACAATACCGCGAATACCTTGTACAAACCAGCTAGGAATCTCAGGATCTAAGAAATCATAAAAAGACTTTTTAAGAAAACCGATATTGTTTTCGCCATACCTGAATAGTTTCTCTAGGGTATCTACATTACCATCTACCTCTTCAATTACTTTTAGGAAAGGTTGCAGGTATTCAGGATTTTTCTCTGCAATCTCTTTGAAAGTTTTGACACTTTGTAGACCCTGTTTACGTGCATTTTCTAGACCAGCTTCAAGTGCTGCACCTTGTTCAGTAAACCATTGCTGAACCTTAGGATGATTGCCATTTTTAACAAGCTTTTTTAACTCAAGTGATTTACCAGCGATATACTGGTTGGCTCGAATCTCTTGTGCTAGAAGACCCATCTTATCCCACAAAAGCTGCTGTTGCCTTGTGGAATCCTTACCTGTACGGCTGAGGATCCCTGCAGCACTAGCAAGGCTAGAAGCATTGTCTGCTGCCTGTGCAGCCATCATGCCGCGAGATACCAAATTCTCAGGGTCATAGATGGTATTAAAGACACGACGGAAGGCGCGAGATGAAGCAACCCATTCCTCTTCACCTAAGAATTTGTGACTACGATAGACAGTATTTTTCATACTTTCCATCATGTCTCGGTACTCATCAATGGTTGTGCTATCACCTAGAGTTGCATTAACAACCTTATCCATCTGTTGTTCAATCAACTCAGCTGAGATTGGTTTGTCGTTAATTACAGCTTGGACGCTAGGAGACCAACCATCAAAGAACTCTTCTAGTACCTCACGCTTTTCTGTACCTTCTGCAGCGTTCATAAACTTACGTGCAAAAGATTCAGTAGCAGCAGGTGTAGGTTTACCAAAAACAGTACCTTCGTTTAGCATAATTGCTGCACGATCAACTTTAGCTTTTGTAGGGTTAGCATCAATGTTAATTACTGCCTTTTCATGTGGTTCAGCACCACGATGAATGAATGGGTTAAACTCATCGAATTGTTGGAGTACAGGCACACTAGGACCAATCTCCTTAGCACCTGCTTCAAGAGCTTCAAATGTGTCGTCAGCTTGTTTTACAGCGGTAGGAAAGTTACCGCCTTCGATTACCTTTGCTTCTAATACTTTAGCAATTTCGTCTTGTAATGCTGCCTTCTCTTGTGCACGATGGAGGTCTACAGAACTAGCAATTGGATTAGCTTCATCAATTTGTGGAATCTTAGAGACAGCAGCATCAGAAAGCTCATCACCTGTAGAAGTGATGTTAAAAGTTTTTCGTGCAGCTACAGAAGCGGTAATAAGTTCAGCAAAAGTAGACAAACCGAGATTTTCAGCAAGCTGCACATTGCGATTAGCATCTGGTGAAGATCGAGCATAGTCAGAAATTGGTGAATTTAGACCAAACTGCTCAGCCATGATTTGAGAGATCGACTTATCGTCGTCATCCATAGCAATGGCAGATACAGTGGTATCAACACCGAGAGCTGCACCAATTTCAGCTACTCTGCGTGCATTGGCACCAATAGCCATATTGGCTCCTGCAGCGCGACCAGCACCTACAACAGCGCCAGTACCAAGGAGAGTAGGTATGACAACTTCACTAACTTCTCGTACACCTTGTGCTACTGGATCATTAAATTCAGCCAGTTCAAAATCTTCAGCCTTGTCAAACCCAGGGATCATACCCAATGCTTTTGTTACAAAATCAGCAACACCAGCACCAGGGGCAGTTAGACGTTCTCTAACTACCTCCACTGATTCAGCGAATGTACCATCTTCACCCATGGCGTAGATATTACCGCCGCTATTTTTTTTGTAGAAAGGTTTACCATCAATAATCTCAATATTAGGATCGTCTTGATACTTTTGATAAACCTGTTCTACTTCGCTTGGAACAAGTGTAGGACCAGCCTCTTGACCAGATTCAATTAATGCTTCTTGCTCAAGTTGTTCTTTAAGCTGTGCTTCTTTTTCTACTTTAACTTGATGTTCACGCAGTGCTTCTGCATTTTGGCTTGACTGTGAAACATCAGGGGTATAACTACCAGTAAGATCAATTCTATCCATTAGTTAACTCCCATTATTTTGAGTGCTTCAGGGGTGACTGTAGATGGATGAGCCCAGGGATTTGATTCAGCACTTGAAAAGAAACGAGCGCGGGCTTGTTCACGGTGCTCTCGTTGCATTCTCTCAACACCACTTCTGGAAGACGTGCCGTTAGAATCTTGGATATCAATGTTTTCTGTTGGATTTCCTGCTAGTACAGTTGTATAAAGTTGCAGTAGGGTGGCACCTTGAGTAGACATGCCAACTTTCTGGAACCGATCTTTAAAGTATTGAACAACAGGACCAAGTAGCTGCTCTTCAAAAGTCATTCCTTTCGTGACTCCGTATGTTTTTTGATTATCAGGACTAAATTGAATTAGACCCAAATAAGCATCATTATCACCACCCGGTTTATCGGGACTATAACTACCGCCAGACTCAAAACCAATAATTGTAGCTAAATCAAGGGGGTCTACTCCAAGCTCAGAAGCTGCTTCATTTAAAGCATTAGTGTGTGACAAAGGTGCAATATTTACATTATTTACCTTAGTGTAAGGATCTGGCAAACCAGCACCAATTAGTGCACGAGAGGCGCGATTACGGCTGTGGTAACGGCTGTTTACGTAACGACTGATAGTGGAATTAGGAGTTCCCTGTACAAAATCATAAAACTGCTTTGCATCTTCAGGTAGGTTGACCTTCCTGTCTTTTTTGTCAGCAGTAGAGGCAACGTCAATCTGTGCCTCAAGGACAAGCATAGGAGAGACACCTAGCTTACGAGAAATATACGAAATAGACTCTGGCATTTGCACACGCTTACCAGAACTAATATCAGCTAAATAATTATCAATAATAGATGTAGGTACAATTTGCTTGGTATAAAGTCTATTTTCATTACCATCTTCAAGCATTTTATCTACCTGAGAAGTTGTCAGTTCTGATGGTGATGACTTTGGAAGTGACAACTCATTTACTTTCCCCTCAAAGCCGTCGCCATCAAAAGTGTAAAAAGGCTTACTAGAACCACCGGCAGGTAGGCGGGAAAGGATTGCAGCTTGTGCTTGTTCATGTCTAGTATTTAAATTTTGAGTGAGATCACTGCTAAAAAGATCGTCGTAGTCTTGTTGTAGTCGATAGTAAAGATTGTGAACAGACGGGTGAACCATTCCCCATTGATCCATTGTTGCATCAGAAATCTGAAGTTCACGCATCAATGAACCTTTAATAAATTGGTCACGACGTTTTTTTTGATCATCATCGAGACCAGCTTCAATTTCCTTATTCACCTTGTCATACCATTCCAATTTCTGTTCAGGTAGTAGTGGTGAAGCACTGATTTCTGGAATAGAAGGTAGCTGACGATCACGTGCATAACTTAGATCCCATTGTTGAATTATATTGGAAGCAGCCGTTGCATCTGGAGTTTTAGGAAGAAAGGCTTTAATTTTACTAATATCCTCGGCTTCAAAACGATCGGGATGACTTTGCATCTGCATAACAGTAGCCATCACGTCTTCATGCGTGAGCTGGCCGTTACGAGCCTTTTCGGCCATTTCATTTTCAGCAGTTCGTACAACCTGTTTTGTATAAGTACGTGATAATTGCTGTTCAGCTTGAATTGTTTTACGCTCTTCCGCAATACCTTCAGCTTCAGCAATACGTAATCCATCAATAGTGACACTATGCAATGAACCAAAGCGTTGCTGTTGGTTACCAATCTGCAAACGTTGGTTAGCCAAGTCAGTAACAAAGTTCTGAGGTAATGACCCCTCCTTTAGCAGGTCAACTAGATAAGGCCGATACCTTTCAACAACACCTTTAAATAGTTTTTTGTTAGGCCCTGTTAAGTCTTGGAGCCGTTGCAGAACAGCAGCAGCTCCACCAGTTTCAGCCAATATAGCAAAGTCTTGTTTTACATTTGCATCGAATATTTTTGCATCTTGCTTAAGTCTAACCTTAGCAGCATAATCTTGCCTACGAGCAAGAGTACGGTCCATTGATGGTTTAGCGTGCTCAGCAATAAAAGCAGGGTCAAAACCAGCAAGTTTTTCAACAACAAAATCCTGCTGAAGACGCAAGAGAATGTCATTATATTCAGGCAGACCAGTTTGCTCAGCAGCATTTAAAGTAGTACTAAAACCCTGAATCTTTTTGTCAGCATTATCAGTAATATACCTTTCAAGAGCTTCTCCAGACTGACGCATGGAGGCAACACTGTAAGCATACTTCGTATAACCTGAAGCATCAATAAGTGTATTTAGGTCCTCAGGCGTAGCACCCCTACGGAGCATAGCTTCGTAAACAGGAGCAGCTTCACGTTCATTCTGATCTAAAACTCCCTTAAGAGTTTGTAGTTGTTGGAACTGCTCAGCTGTTAGACCAAACCTTGAAGCAAGTACATTGGCTTGATTTAGTTGGTCTTGTTGGTATTTTTGATTTTGTTCTTGAGCGAATCCTACAAGAGATTGTGAAAAATCCATAAGATTTTTTACAAAACCTTGCCTTTGCTCAATAGCACGAAGTTGACCTGTTACCTGTGCTTCAGCATTACGTTGATAAGCCTCAATATATGAAGAGGCGTATTCTCTACGAATCCTTTCGTTAATTTCACGATTCTGCCTTTCGAGATCGTGCTTTTCACGAAGGTCTTGAAGATGCTGATTAGCATTATTGAAAGTGCGTTGACGAGCAGCCTCCATGTCCCGTAGAACATCTTGGCTGCTTTGTTGAATTTGTCTTGTTTTATCACGAACAGGAATATTTTGAAAACCCCTGTTCCGGGCGTACCCTGTAAATTTAGTCATTAACTTAGATCACCTATTTCTGGTACAGGTCTAGTGATATCTCCAATGCGGGTATCACCAGCAGTTGGGGCTGGAGTTGTAGTTGTAGTTGTAGTTGGTCTGTTAGCCCTCAAACCTTCAGTCAGCTGATTTAGACCACTTAATGCCATATTCAATGATCCAAAAGACAATGAAGGTGTATAGTTTCCGACTATGGCATCACCAGCTTTTGCATTAAGCTTTTGAATAGCTTCAAAATTAGGTCTGAGTGGTTCTTGTAAAATAGGTTCAGGTGGCTTGATTGGCTTGTCAAGCTTGTCAGGATATTTAGGTTTAGGCAAAATATTACTTTGTGCCGCAACATTAGCAGCATATTGATCAAGCTCAATTTGACCAATATCAGCCTCAAATTGATCTTCAGCACTCTTACGAGACGCAGAAAGTTGCTCAATATTAAGACCCATACGTCTTGCATCTTGCACTTGTTTGAGTCCAATACCAAGACGCGCTGCATTGCGTTCTTCTACACCAACACGAATATTTTCCTTGATCTGACGCATACTCAGTTTTGCAGATTTCTGAGCCATGTCCAGATTATTAACAAGCTTACGCTTCTCAATAGATGTCATAACATCATTACGCACTAACGCATCAACAATTGATTGTTGAGCAAGCGCATCTTGTGCAGCAATAGAGCCTTGAACCTTCATTGCACTGCGACCAGCTTGACCAGTAGCACGTGCTGCACCTTCCTCTAGAAGGGATTCATAACGTTGGATGCGTAGCTTTTCAGCAGTCTCAGCACGAGCTGAATCTGTAAGGGCAGCTAGTTCGGCTGATGAATTATTGAATTGTTCGAGCGCAGCATCAAACTCCAGTTCAACTCTTTGTGCTTCGATTTCACCGCGTCTTTTAGCTTGTTTATCAGCTGTATTTAGATTCTGTAATTGAAGGTTAGCTTGTTCACGTGAAGCTTCTAACTCAAGCTGTAAACCTTCAGCTTCAAACTTAATTGCATCATATTGCTCTTGAAGAACACGCTGCGAATCACGTTTGGCTACATCAGCAGATGTTTGATTGAAATCAATTTGATCTTCAAAAGCATCTACAGAAGCATTATAAGCATCAACAGCATCATTATATTGACGCTTTCTAATTTTATTGGCTTGCTTCCATTCATCTATACGAAGCTTTCTTTGATATTTCTTTTCAGCTTCATAGTTTTTTATAGCAATTGTGTAAGAATCAAAAGCATAATTGTAAGAATCAATGCGATCTTGAAGCTGAAGATCAGCTAAGTTTTTAGCATACTTGCGTTGATCTTCATATGCTGCGGCCTGAGCTGCAGCAGCTGAGGAGGCTTGAGCTTGGCCAAAGATGCCCAGTAACAATTGGGCTCCACCTATGACAACAGCAGGGTTAACAGTCATCTCTAAACCAGATTCTGCTAACTGCTGATCAAGGAGGTTTTCTTTTGGATTAAACATTAAGTCCTCCTATAGAATCGTGGCGAATAAACACCTTCCCATTTCAAAGATTGCAAGGATAAAGGTAGAGGTTTATTGCTAGTTAATTTCAAAGTAAAGTTCTCCGTACGTTGATAGATTGGGATTTCTGCAGTCAACGAATCTTCAATGGTAATGTCATTTGCTAAGTAATAATCAGCTTTAACATTAGTGGATACCTTAGAAAACTCATTTAGACCAGCAGCAGATAATTCAAAATTAAAAGCGTTTGACTCTCCTAATGAAAACTTCATACGCGAAATTACTAGGGAAGCACTGTAGTCTGGATTTTTACCATCCGGTGAAAGTTGAAAATATATAGTAGGAAGTACTACCTCAAAGTCAAACACATAACCAATAACTACCTTTTCAGGTGTAGAAGAAAAATCAATACTGTCAAAACTAAAATAGTTAACACCGTTTTCTGTAGTAACAGTAGGTGTAAAGAAAAAACCTTCCTTTGTCTCAGTACTGCCAGAAATAATTTCACCACCAATCATAGCAACTGGGGTTATAGATTCAGTAGCAAGATCAAACGGAGCTACACATTTGTTAGTGCCATCAGTATATGTAATAGAGGAAGGGTTAGTGTAGTAATCAATATAAGGATGGATGAATTTACCACCTTTAGTAGTAATTAGTTTATCGCTAGGTGAGTTGGTTAGATTAGCTGATAGTGCGTAAATCTGTGAGCTAGATTCTAATATACATATAATTTCATCGTCAATAATTTCTGCAAACAATACTTTTCCGGGAAGGGACCATTTAAACCACGACTGCATGATATTAGCATCACCATCATTAAAGTTCTTGAAAAAGAAAATCTCTTTCCCATTAAAAGCGGTTGTGTTATTAGTACCATAAAATGCAATCAAAGAGTTCTGCGTGCTAGTAACAAGATTGCGTATGTTTGCAGGAATATACGTATGTACAATTTTTCCAATTTCCACTACATTAGGCTGCGCCCTATTCGTAGACTGAAAAGAAAATACACGTGTATATGCTGCACTTTTACTGCAGAAAACTAAGAATCTACCAGCGTCTTCTGGGTGAATAACTGTATCCATTTCATAACTAGAGATACCGTTGATCTGAGCATCTTTTGGTGTCAAGTTACCATTTTCAGAAAACATAATGTATTGCTGATCCTTAGAAAACAGCAAGACACCTTGTGGACTAGGTAATGCACTAGTCAGTTGAACAGGTCTCACACTCGAACAACTGACATCAACAGGGTCAGCGTCAGATACTGCAGCAGCAGTAATGTGGTAAAAATTAAAAAATTCACCTGCTTGACTAAGTACCACGTTATCCTCAGATAACATACCAAGACGATTATTATGAAAGAATATATTAGAAATTTTGTTACCAACAAAACTTGGTGGTGAGTTAGTCCTTAAATCACCAACAAGGCGTTCCGTATAACCAGAGATAGTATTATCCAGTACATCCTTAATAGTTTGAATGGTAAATGCATTTGCAGTTGTATTTTTAAGCTCAATAGGCATCGTTGAACCATCTAATCCTGGAGATACAGAAGGATCACGAGTTTCTATCCAAGTACCTTCACCAATAGAATTAGCAGTACCATCGTTGGTTTCAAACTCAGCCCAATATGTAAAGTTATTAGCATTCAAAGGTACAACTTTAATCTTTCTACCTTGGATAGACTCATTAGGTAATTTAGAAATACTATCGACAGTATCAACAAATGCTTCCAATGCATTACCATCGATACCTCCACTAGCAGTACACTTAATTGAACCACTGGCTTTATAAATTTCAATTGAAATACTTGTCTTATGATAAGTAAACCCAGAAGAAGGAAGTGCAGCTATCAACCCTGTTAATACTTCATCAGCATCTAAAGCATCTGTATGAATAGAGTTGTTAGTAGTATCATCACCGTTTCTAGTTTGGTAAGTATAGTCCTGACCGTCTAATGTAATTTTATATTTTGCAGAATAATCTACAGTGTTAAGACGTACAGTAGCAAACTGCTTTGCAACATATCCGCTAGGTGGAGCTTGTTCTTGAACAGTAGTATTTTTATTTACAATAAATGTAGTATCCTGAACCGTAACTACTTCGTAGCTTTCATTGGGTTCTAGATTTGCTGAAGTAAGATTTAGGTAAGGATGGCTATTTTCATTAGGTGTGGTCTCACTGGTAATAGTGACAGTAGGATAATTACCAGATTGCTGTTTAATATTCCAAACTGAAACACCGTCATTTGTTTTAGATGGTTCTTTGTGAATAGCGCATAAGTAAAGCTCATTGCTATTTCTATTAATCAAAAACCATTTAGCATTATCATACTTAGACAAGTTCGCACTGCCAACCAAATTACGAAGGAACTTAAGTCCAGGACGTTTAATCAGTCCAAAGGTTGGGTCAGGATATGCATTAATAGAATCAGCTAATTGTCCAGGTAATTTTTTAGTATCTTTTTGAGTAGAAACACCTCCAAGAAAAGAAGGGATAGATTGCGTGACTGCTGCCATTACCGATTTAATGCTCTAAAAGGTTGATAACTTGTGTAGTAATTTTGACGACCATTTTCATAACCAAAGAAAGAGTAGTCTCCAACTTTGCAATCATTTTCAAGTAAACGTGCACGTGCTTCACCTTCACGTTGTTTTAAGAAGTTGTACTGTGTAGGATCACCCACCATTCGAGTTGAAGCAATAGCAGCAGCACGAGCCACAATGTAATCTTTTACATAAACAGGAAGGTCATTAAAATCGTACAAACGTGTAATATCACATTTGATAAAGTCAACAGTAAAAATATCTGTTTGCTCAGCACGGTCCCAAAGATAACCATACTTTACAATTACATCGTATTGATAATACTCTTTAGTTGCATCAATAAAGAGAATAGAATCATCAACTGCAATTTTTTTAGTTACGTTATCAGTAGAGAATTGAACGTCATATTCACGATTGAATGACCAGCCTTCAGACTGTACCTCCCGTGACACACTGAGTAGTGTTCTGTAGGCAAGCGAAACGTCCGGGTTTGTTTGGTCTATAGATGTGACAGCTGTCTGACCGATAGAATTAAGGATATCGTTAACAGCGTCTAACTCAGTAGTACTTGTAGGGAGTGCCATATTAGTAGATAAAAAAAAGGGACCCCGAAGGATCCCTTATGTGTGAATAAATCAGAATGCGGAAGGAGCAGAAGCACCCACATACAGCTCAACAGAGGCTGCAGGGTTCAGATAATCTGCACCACAGGCCAGACGGCCGAGCATCACGTCGCCTTGATAGACAACAGACACGTCACCGCTGGTGACTTGCACCTGAGGACCGATAGCTTCGACCATACCGGCTGCTTCCTTTTGGAAGATCAGACCGCAGGACTTCGAGCCAACTTCAGTTGCAGTACCGTAATCGTTGTTGATACCAGTCTGAGCGGTAGAAGCATCTTCCATGGCTTCACCAACGAAGGAGCCGGTGTTGTCAGGAGCAGTGACGCCAGTAGTACCGCCATAAGCGGTGCCATAGTTGCCCAGGAACGGAATGTTCATGGACTTGTAGATCTTGATACCAGCAATCTCGATGATGCCGTTACCGGACTGCAGAGCAGTACCTTGTGCATCACGATTGATCAAACCGTTAGTACCGACAGCTTGGATCAGCTCGTAGTACTGACGTGGATTCAGTACAGCAACACGACCATCAGAAGTCACACCCTTTTCATCGAGTGCAGCGGCTGCGTCGTAAAAAGCAGACACCAGTGCAGCAGAGTTGTAAGCGTCAGAATCGTTAGTGGTAGAACCAACACGGATCTGAGTACCACCAGGCTCAACGAAGTTAGCCTTGGTGATAGGAGATGCCTGACGTGCACCACGTGCAACAGCGCGGAATGCAAGACGGTCATACTTTTCAGCCAGTGCATAACCGATCTTGCGAGAGATCTCGCTACGCAGGTCGTAGTGGCTGAGAACTTCGTCGAGATTGTAGACGAAGGCTGAGCTGATCAGAAGGTCATCAACGGTGATGGTCTTCTCGGCCACTGGCGGTGCACCATCATCGTTGCCAAGAATGCTACGACCAGGGGTATGAAACTCAGACTTAGTGCGACCCGTGTAGATGAACTGCAAAGACTTGCCGTTCTTCAAGGTACGCTTCATAATCAGATCCCGAGCAATCGTGTTGTTTTGGAATCCTTTGAACATCTCGCCGCTAAAAAGCTTGAGATATAGAGCACGGGCGTCACCCGCACTATTAGATTGACCAGGACGTGTCAGATTTGCTGACAGAGTCCCAGAAGCAGATTGTTGTGCCATTGTAAAAAAGAGAATGTATAAATCAGTCTCTTCAAAGCTTTGAAGTGTGTGGTCTATCCCACCGTCTAGACGGCAGCCAAGGTGTCCGCGTACGGGCTTGGTGCCATAGGCAGGAGGAGTCCGACTCTGAGGTGCTCCTCCTACTATTCAATTATCTTAGACCCGAGCTTCCGACGACTCGGTCCTTAAACCGTTCCCTCGGGCTATACAAGCCAGAAGTACGGGTATTATTTGGCCCCCGGTAGGCCAGTTAAATTACAAACCTCAGAAAGAAAGGTTTGAGTTAGCAAGTTTTGCCATCACATCAGAGCGGTAGGCATCGTCGTTTTCATACCTAGGATCAGACATCGCTTGTACAAGCTCAGCTTGGCTGCGGAATTGACTAGTTGTTGATTTAGCAGCTTTGCCTTGAAGAAGTTCTCCTTCATAGCCTTGAGCTTCTACCCAACTTTGACCTAATGCACGAATAGCAAAGTATGCGCTAGCAGCATCGCCACTCTCCATCACAGCATCAAATAATTGAATCTCGTTTGAATCAGCGTTGTCCTTAGCCCAAGAGATCATTTGAGAATAATTTTCAGATCCTCCAACAATAGACTGGAGTTGTGAAACCTCATCATCAGAAAAGTCAGGAGAATTATTAGACTGCTCCCGATAATCGAGATAAAGATTTGCAAGATCTTCGACATCCATTTCAGACAAAACTTCAGACAGCTCTTCTGAATATTCGTCACCGTCAGTTTGCGACTCTTCCCACAAACGATCTAGGACATCAGTATGATATTCTTCGGATGTATCATTATCATCATATTGTTCAGCCTCTTCCTCTACCTCTTCAGTATCGTCTGTTGCTTGACCTAGTTTTTGTTGAAGTTCTAGGTAAGCTTTCTCAAGAGATTCAGTTGAGTCATATTTACCAGCGAGCAAAGTAGTTTGCTCCGCATCCATCTTTTCTCCAATTTGCAAAGACTCTTGCTCATCTGCATTTAGTTCTGAGTTAGAAGATGAGTCATCAGTATAAGTAAGTGTTTCAGACATAAATTGGGTGAATTAAAAAATTAGTTTTGTTGTGCATTCATTTCAGCTTCAGCAGCAGCTTGATCAACTTTTGCGAATTGACCAGCTTGTTTAGTCATCTCTAAGGATTGTTGTTGCTGCACTTGAGCCTGCATCTCTTGCTGCATCTCTTGCTGTGTTTTTACAAGATTAAGAATGTCAATACCTTGAGCAGCAGCAAGACGTTTTACAACCTCAAGAGGATTAATAAACTGACCAATAGATTCTGGCCCCATTGTTCCAGCAATAGTCTGCAAGAACTGTGTCAAGCTATCACGATCCTGACCTCTGCCAAGAGCATTGATACCAGCAACAATAGTGATGCGTACTACTTCATCTGGAATTTTAGGTATCTTACCTGCACTAGAAAATACCTTTAATTTACGATTCAAATAAGGTACAAGGAAGTCAACAGTAAGGAGACTGAATAGACCACCAAGTTGTTGCTCCAGTTCCATCTGTGTCATACGTACTTCTTCTGCAGTAGTACGTTCTGACTGACGAACACTTAGGATCAAAAAGGCTTCACTCAAACGTCGTTCAAGTGTTTGGATCATATTGAATGCTGTTGCAAAGTCAGCAGTTTTACCTACTTGAACGACACCAATATCATCTGGTCTACCTTGAATGATTGCTCCATTACCAGCCTGTGCAAGCGTTGAAGGCTTAGTAGTACTAGAAGGGCTAACAGTAAATACAACTTTAGCGGCAGCAGCACTACCCTCAACTAGTGCTTGTGACAATGCTTCTAGGCTTTTCAGATCACCAATAAATTCTTCTACTCGGCCACGACCATATGCCTCACCATCAACAGTGTTAAAGCGTAAAGCAATCCAAGGATTAGATTCTAATGGTGAAGTACCGCGACTCTTAGGAAGAATCTTATTATCAATTTCTTGATGCCAAACAAACTTAGTACCTTCACGTTTAATGTGAGTATAAATCTCGATATCTTCCCCGTTGCCAGAAGAAGTATCCATAACCATATTAGGTTCTTTAGGTTTATATTCAGGATACTGACCTTCAACCAGTTTTTTGTTGACTAGCTCTTTAGTAACAATTTCAATTACATTGCCGTTACCGTCACGTTCAAGTACATAACGATTTAAAGGGTAAAGCTTGAGACCTTTCTTGGACATAAAGAGTAAGACATTACCAGTGACAACCAAATGTTTGATAGCCTGATGCACAATAACTCTATCGTCTGACGCAGCAATGGCATCAAGGATCGTTCGTTCAATTTTAGAGAACGAAAGATCAAGTTCTGATTTAACTTCAGGTCCAAACTGACCAAGCATACTTTCATCCACTTGCAGTTTAAAGAAACTGGTTTGTGGTGGCAAAAGCGCAAGCATTAACTTTGCACTCAACGTGACAACACCTTTGGCACCAACACTTTGATAAGGTGAAGGTAAGTGTCGCATACCTTTTGTTTGCTGCTCTTCGTTACGGATTAGATAAGGAAGAGTTAGATCAGCGGCTTGTTCAGCTACGTTCAGAAACTGAGAACGCTCACTAGAGAGTTCATCGTATCTACTTTTAGCTGTCATTATATATTAATACCTCCGATAGACATCATATTTCTGAAGTTACGTTTAAGTTGATTTGTACCCATTGCGTTAATACCTAGTTTTGAACGTCTTGATCGACGGCGACGAATACCACCCGCAGATGCACCGCTTAGGTAAGTTGCATTATTTTTTAAAAAGGAAGGCAAATAAGGGAAAATATCATCAATACCAATACCCCCAGGCAAAGTATCATCAAGAATACCCCCAGGCAAAGTATCACCGGGATTACCCCCAGGCAAAGTCTCAGGAGGTTGGTTTGTACCAAAAGCTTTGTTATATGTTTTAGGGTCAAACTCTTTCATAGAACCAAGATCTGACTTATTGCTTAAATCATACTCAGTACCAGTTGTCACACCAGTAATCTTTCCAGACCTCAAATCAGTTTCGTCTGCACCGGCTGCTTGCAGCTGTGACTGCGTTGTAGTAGCAGCGGCAGGTCTCGTATTATTACTAGCAGATAATTTATTCCTGTTACTATCTCCCCTAGCATTGAATTGCTGACGAACTTGTTTTTTTGTTAGACCTTGATATTCAGGTCTAGCTCTGATCTTAGCTTTTCTTTTTTTTGAAAGTTGACCGAATCTTTTACGTGCCATTAGTTAAACTTGAGTTTATTAATTGGATTTTCGTTGGCTTTTTTTAGATCCTTGATAGCCATCTTAGCGGTGTTTACTGGTTTGTTGTCTGCAACACCGCCAGCATAATTACGAACACTCTTAGGAATCTTAAACTTCTTGACGCTAGGTTTTTTAAGTGCACTTCTAGGAGTAAGATTTTTGTCGTCGTCAAAGTCAGAGAGTTCGCGTTCTATCTTGTACTTAGGAGTATCAGGAATACTAGAACCAGGCTCATAGTTTGATTTAATCTTAAGCGCATACTCGTCTTCTAGCTCTGCACGAATATTTGCTTCTAATTCATCTGGATTGAAATCAGCTTCGTTAAAACGCCACGCTGTCAAACCAGAAGAGTTTCTACGATCGGATGTTAAATCATATTCTTCCCAAGAACCACCAGCGTGTCTATGAAGTAAAAAACTTTTTTTAACCTGATCTTTAAAATCAGGTGTTAAAAGTTCATCACGTTGAATAACATCTTCTTCGATGTCAATGTTGTATTTAAATCTTTTATTATAATCAAGTTTTTCTCTGGCACCTTCAAGCCAGTTTTCGTACATACCCAGTCTAAACTCTTTCTCTTCGTCAGGTATGTCAGCAATACTTGTAAAGTTGCTAGTCATTTTCAGTCAGTCTATTTACTAACCACTCCACAACTGAACGTTGGCCAGAGCGGTACATGATCTTTTCAATTGAATCTTCTGGAGAAGGAGTGACCGGTGGAAACCGGTCCTCCATTTCAGTTAGTACAGCTCGGGCTTCCATTCCGAAGACCTCAAGCATATTGGGGGAGGTTAACATTACTGTGTTCAAAGAATGCAGGCATACGTGCAGCCTTAGTGTCGGCAAGCTCAGGTGCTTTACCTTCGTACATCAAGCGGTCACTAGATGACAGCCAGAATTGTTTGTTCAAATATTTGTCTTGGCTATTACCAAGCGGTTGCATCACCCAATTGATAGTTGCCTTGCGGAGCTTATCAAGAGAAGGACTGATGTTATACCCC